ATGATCTAACTATCATCTCTAACAAAAATTCAGCCATTTCTTTATGCTCTCCTCTATATTTACTCAATATCACACTATTACATAGATCTTGCATTTGCGCTGCTTGTTTTCCATCAAAAGTTGCTATATCTATATCAAAAACTATCTCCATTTTAGTCATTTCATTATAAAATTTATCCCAATCTTTATAAGGATTGGTTCCTAGACTCACCTGATTAAAGTCACTAGTTGTCATGATTTGTTGAAAGAGGTCTCCAAAGATTTTCTTTTGCCATAATATTATCGGTAATCTACAAATACGAAACGTTCTCGGTTTCTCTACTTTCGCTTCTAATCTCAACTCATCCTTTAGGGTCTCATAAAAAAGAACATCTTCCATAGCAATTTCCTTACCTTTAACTCTCATCTCGAGCTCATCCATTTCTTTCTTAATATTCTCTCTCATGATTCCATTTTCGAAATCTATATAAAACTCTTTATCCTTTTCTAATCCAAATCCATTTACCGATTTCTTATTTAGTGGTGCTAATATATTATTTCCTCGTACAACTTCTTCATCCGTTATATCTTTAAATTCTGGTATCATAATATTGAAAACGCTTCGCGCAAAATCTAACTCCTGTTCTGGTATAACTGGTATTTTTAAAAATGATTTTTCTGCCATAACTTCTACTGTTTTAACTCCTTTTGCTGATAAGTTTGCTGGAAATTTTGTCATAGGAAAAACTCCGACTAATGGTGTGGGTACTAAGGATGTTTTAATAGGTACATTTTGATATAATTTTGAATTATATTTATTACCGCTAAAATCTTCCATAAGGGTGTCCACTGCTTCTACTTCTACTATTAAATTATCACCTGACAAAATCTTACTGATTTTCTTTCTAAGATCTACATTGAAAATTATAGCATTTCCAGTCTTCTCATCACCTGCTACATGCATTCCTACTATTCCTTCAATAGGGTCAACAATCAAAGAACCACTTAAACCGGGACTCGAAAAACCTTCATATTCTATATATTTACCTACTTCTACTGTATGATTTCTATATGTGGTATATTGAAGTACTCTCTTCTCCAAATTAAAATTTCTATTAGCTTTAAATACTCCTCCTGCCGTCGCTATAGCAGGGGTTCTACTAACTTCTGTTTTTCCTATAACTCTAAAATAATCTTTACAATTCTTAAATGGAGTTAACATATACGTTGGTAATTTTGCTATTACTAAATCTGCATCCATATTCTCATAAACTATTTCATAAGGAGTATTATTTAAAACTGCACTATTGCAACTATAATGTTGCCAGTCTTTGTACGCATTCAGAATTCCTTTCTGTCTTCCTTGAAAAGCATGTTGAGGCCCTAAAACAAAATGTCCTGATATCAATGCTTGACATACTTGACCTGTCACCTGCTCTTTATCCATGTGCAAAATCTCTACAACTGCCATTCGTTTTCCTACTGTTTCTACTAATGTTCCTAGATTCTCTAATG